TCTTTGTTGTAAACACTTTTGTCCGAGATGATGGAAAGGTAACGATGAATGTTTTCCACCAGAGACTCATCAGATGACTTCTCGGCCCATTGGGAGAAATAAGTCTCCACTGCCCGGCAGGGAGCTTCACTATGTTCTTGAAAATGTTTTACACACCACGAAGCAATCATATTCATCCAATTGACGGAAAACATATCCCCTTCCCACCGAGAGGCGATCAACCCCAATGCTTGATTGTCCGTGATCATGGAAGTAATGATCTCATTCTCCACCGCTCCGCTATAGGTTTCTTTTTTCATGATTAGCAAATCTCATCGTCACTAAGATACTCACCGGAGGAATATCCGGATTGGTCATTACGACTGTTTTGTTCCCTTTGCAAACCACGCAACTGCCTCATCCGTTTTATAGCCCCGTACTTTCGACGGAATGATTCTCCGGAGAAAGCATGGGGCTGCCTGAGATCTTTACCGAGATAACGAAGATGATACTGTAACTCACTTAGAATTGATTTCTCCGCCGAAGGACGGTCGAGTTGTTCATTATCGACAACCCATTCAGCTAACTCTTCAAATTCTTTGGCCCATGAGTGAAGTGAAGTTTCACGTACTCTGGGTTCAGTCTTCCGTGAAACTTCGAAGAGGATGGTAGCACATTTCATTCCGAAGGAGGTTTGGACGTATCCACGATGGGGGGTTGAGGATGAATTCTTTCTATCAGAACCAGTACCGTTTTTCCCGCAGGGAATATGTGTATTTCTTTCTGTGTATTTAGTTATATATATGGAAGGGGTCGAATCATACCCCTTCCCATCGGTCGAATCAGACCCCTCTAGAGGGGTCGAATCACACCCCTTTGACCCAGCGATAGCTGATTCTGATTGTTGCGTGTTTCTCCATTTATCTACCATCTTTTCTACCTCCCACACGTTAAGCCATATGTACCGTCTGGGTGGAGATCCAAACCTTTTTACATGGAGAAATCCACACTTCTGAAGTTTACGGAACAAGGTTTTTTGGGAGGACTTGTCCCAATGAAGTGAATTTTCCAGGAATTTCACCGTACACAAATGATACACACGGGTCTTTTCTTCTACCTTTACCACCTTCCGTTTCGACTTTTTCATGGTAGCCAGGTTGATGTTATCTTGATAGAACAGTGCTTCGATTTTGGACATCACCCCAGATTTCACATAGTCTCGTCGAAACGAGAAGTGATTCCTACTGGATTGAGCCTGGATGAGTATCTCGTTGTACTCATTTTCTGGTGACATGGTGGATTCCTCAGACATAGTATCTTTTCCTTTCGTAGTAACCACACCTCCCATCCCTTTCCATGGAAAGGTGGTGAATGTACTGAGGGGGGTTTTGCCCCTCAGTACATTGGGGGAAGGGAAATTTTGCACCTAGACGTTTTAATGGCTGCGGGCAGGGATCAGCTACCAGTGCAACTAATAAGATGAGCAATTGCACCTTGCAACCCGTCGTTAGGGATTAGTCTAACGATTATCTATGACTTTTACAAGGGATTTCTGGGTAGAATCAAAAACTTTCGGGGTCTTCTTCCAACGTGTCTTTAGGGAATCTTAGATGAACTTCTCCATCATCGTCGGTTCCAAATTGGACTTGAGCTTGGAGTGCCCACTGAACGAAGGACTCCAATGCCTGTCGAGGGGTATGCTTCCGGTGAGTCCAGAACTCTTTGAAGAAGATACCCTCTTCCTCGGCCCAGTCCAACAACTTATCAATGGGTATCCAAGGGGAGAAGTTCTTAGCCTTGGTCCCACTATAGGTAGAATTAGGCTTGTTTCCGAAGGCTTTGAAGTGGTTTTGATGGTTCGGGTACATGGCTGCATTTCCTTTTCTTGGGTGGCCTTCCACGCTTTCTCGTGGGGGGTAATCCAAAATGTTTTCTCAGTGAAGCTCGGAAAGTCTCGAAGCTAGGATCACAGGTTCTGATGGCTTGGGCAATGTCTTCATCCAGACGCACCAGCTTGGTTTTCGTCTTCATGCAATTACTCCATTTCAAAGAGATAATGGGATGGGAATCTTTCTTAACTTCCCAGAGAATGAAGGCTCACTCCGTCACTGGATATGAATTCCTTCTCTCAATAATGTCTCACAGATCGTAGGACTACTGAATTAAGTTTACTATTAAGAATCACAAAGTCAAGTCTGGTTGGCTAAAAATTGTTCCGCTAACCTTGTACATTCCTGGTCACACCACTGATTCCACTTACTCACGGGAAGGTTATTTCTCTTGCGATAACCTTGTTTTAGCTCAGCTTTTGTGGGATGTCCTCCTAGTAAAATTACCTTCCAGAACTTGCCTGCCCTTAGTTCTAACACTTTATCCCGTATGAAGATAGGGACGTTGTTGAAACTATTACTTGTCGTAATCCTCCATAAGGTCACTTCACTGTCTATGTGAATAGTCCCATTCCACTCTGTGGGTAGAAAAGAAAGTCCCCTCATGGCTGCATACAGCTCACTCACGTTGTTGGATATTTTTTCCAGCCCTAAGTCGATTGGCTGGATTATCCCGCTATCCTGATGGATGATAGAGTTGTCTTCTACCAAGCACCATGCCCACGTCCCTCCATAAGGAGAAGGATTCTTTTGGATTACGCCACCGTCCGTATAGAGTTCAGTCATAGCTAACCCTCTATCTCTCTCGTTCCAATTTTTTCTATCTCATCCCATTTTTGCCAATTGATGAGAAAGGTAATGTGACAACTAGAACCTGGAGGACAAACCATGTCTGTTCGTTTACGGTCAAAGTGAATTCTCGCTATGAGAGAATAGCCACACTCACAAAATAAGTCATGGAGTTCGTCCAGTACATCCTCACCGTCAATATGTGCTTTGGCCAAGATGGTAAGGAGTTCTTTGTTTTTGGTAGTTATTTCAACCACAACCGTATTCCTTCCTCCAAGGATTTCCAAGCATACTTCTCTTCTTTGAATCCTATAGCTACTTTTCCATAGGTGACCTGCTGTTTGGACCAAATATAGATGCCATAATGACTGTGGATGTTTCCTTCTCCCATGCGGAAAAACAAGTCTTCTGGGAGAAGGTGTTCCCCTACGGGGTTGCAACTAACTACCCAACCACAATTCAAAAAATCCGATGTTCTTTTCCTAAACCAGATGGTGGCTAGGAATGGTTCTCCATAGCAAGTTGAATTGATCCAATGGCGTTCATTTGATTTTGAAACGAACTGATGAGTATAAGGTTTCCATCCACCTTCCACAATCTTGCGTTGCACAAAGGCTTCTTTCAAATCTCCCTGTTCTTCCAGCCAGTCAGAAAACACTAACCGCAAGTCCATGTCTGAGGGAGTAGCGTCAATACTTTCCCTCCAGTGGCTATCATGTTGCGAATGAGGATGATCTACTTCATACCCTTGTTGGAGGAGATGCTCCCGCATTTTGTCCCACACTACCTTTTCCACAAACCACACTTTCTTGGCAGGATACCAGCCACCTACGTTGCGGATTCTTGTGGTAAGTCGTAGTTCCGACAACTTATCCTTGATGATGTTGATAAGGAGCTGGTCATAGTCAAACTTCAATGTGACCACGGGTTCACTATCAGGAAACAACTTGTCAATCCTTACTCGTATCATGTGAGAAAACTCCTTAGTTGGTTCAGTTCAGTTTCCGTGGCTTCTCCAGGGTCTTTACCACTTTCTAGAATTATGTTATGCGTAGTTCCTGGAAACATACTGAGGGATTGACATAACTTCCTGGCTCTACGTTGAGCTTCCTCCTCTGCGTCCAGACAAACCACTCTCACGGGGATAAGGGACAACTTACGAAGTTGCTCGGAAGAAGCTTTCATTCCCATCAGGGAAACTGCACCATAACCTACTTTGAAAACGTCCAATGGTCCTTCACATACTACCACGGCAAATCTAACATGATCCTCTCCGAAGAGGAGTTGCTTGGGGGAGATTCTTTCTTCTTCTGGCTTAGCATTTAGATAACGAGGTTTGTTCCCACCAATTGTCCTCGTAGTCCAACTCACCAATTCCTGTCGATAGTGAACCGGGATCCAAATCCTCCAACTTAGTCTGGAGGATATGCCAATCCCTTTCAAGCCCCACTTGGCCACTAACTCAATGGGATCAAATCCTCTTTGAGATAGGTAGTCGTAGTGGCAGGGTTTAAGGTCTCCCACCTCAGGGGGAATTACTACCTTGGTTCGTTT